GTCTTCTTATGTCTACCTCTACGCCTTGGAGGGTCTGGTGGAGGAGTAGGAGGCTTAGCTTCTTGAGGTAGCGGGTCACCGTCCTTTTCTTTCTTTCTAATTCTTTTTCAGATTCTGTTCTTTTCTCAATTTCTTTGAGCTTAAGTTTTTCTTCTTCCTTTAATTTTTTTTTCTGTTCTTTTAAATCTTTTTCTTGCTTTAGTTCCGCTTCAAACTCTTTATCTATATCCTTAAGTTCTGCACTCTCTAAATCAGCCAATCTCTTATCCCAACGCTCCGAAAATGATTTTATATTACCAAGCAAACCTCTTTTTTCAGGAGCAATTTCAGAATATTTAGCTGTACTGTATTTTTTACGTACCGCTTCTCTTTTCGAATTATAACCTTTTTCAGCTAAATCTTCTTGCTGCTGTTTAAGCTGCTCTTCAACAGTTTGCATTTTTTCAACATATTCTTCTTTAACGTTTTTTTCCTCTTTAGCCTGTTTTTCATTATTTGCCTGTCTACTATTATTTTCCCTTGCAGATCTAGCAATAGATTCTAGCAATTCAATTTCTCTAGCTCTATCGTCATTATTTGCTGGAGCTCTCTTTTTTGTTTTATTTGCCTCATCTTGAACAACAGTCTGTATGTTGACTGCATTAACCAACTCGTTAATACTACTAATTAAATTATTTTGATTTAATGCCGTACCTATACTTGAAGCTATAGTAGAACCTAGACCTTGTATAGTAGACAACGTCGTATTAGCGTTATCCTGCATATTTTGCAATACCGCGCCCAATGTGCTTTTATTGACATCGGATATACTAGACGGTAACCTAGCTACAGAATCTGATAACCCTCCAATATTCATATTGAGAGCATCAATGGATTGTTTTAAGTCAGCATCCGCCATAAAAATACTTAGGTATAGAAACGGGGTTTATGTTATAAACCTAAGAAGAAATCCGAGTCAATATTAAAGCTATATGTTTCATTATCGTCTAATTTTACTTGAGTAAGAAATGCATTTAATTCATCAACTTTTACCGCGTATTTTTGTACTAATGCTAAGAATGCTGATGGTAAATGTTCAACTATAAGCATACGGTCTTTATAGCTTAAAGTTTTATAATTTTGAGGAATATTATTAATCTTAACCTCTTTAATAAATTTAATTAAGTTACTTGTAACAATATTCTGAGCAACCTGTTCAATTTCAATTATTGCCGTGTTTCTTAGTTCTGCTTCTATCTCGTATTGTTCCTTTGCAAGAGGTACCTGTAAGTCAAGCGTTATAACATCAACAGTAACTGATTCTTGTTCAGGTAAAACTATATCTTTAATATTTCTTAGAGTACTACTGTAATTAACACCTTCATCAACTAATGAACCTCGAGCCTGTTTTCTTAGCTCTAACAGTATAATATTTTTATCTACCACTGTTATTTTGTCTAGTATACTAGCATCTATACAATTCTCTTGTATTATTTTATAGGTAGCTTTAATAAAACCAGTATCATAATATGAAGCATCATTTTTTATATTTCTAAACGTGTTTATTTGTTTAGCACTAAGAGACTTAAATAATACCGTTTTTTGTAAACAAGGTAAATACACCTTTACTGTTTCCGCTGCAGATATTGCACTTAAAAAATTGTTTATGTTTTTCATATTTAAAACCCAAATTCTGAGCTAGGAGAAGCACCTAAACTACCTGCAGGGGTAGATTGCTCTCTAGACCCTGAAGCTTCTTTTGATTTCTCTCTATCCTGCATAAAGTACATCCAGTATACTTGCATTTCTGATGGTGTGATACTGTCTATATATTCAGCTGAAAACCCGGCATAATTAACTATATTATAAAAAGCTCGGTACACGTTGTTTAAATTTTCCGAATACAACAACTCGATTAACTTTTGCATAACACTATATGTTATGTTGCAAGAAAGACGTAGCATAATGTTTCCGTTCAAAGGATTCTTTACTACGAGTAAATCCCTAACATCGTATTGAGCTTCTATATTAGTAATCTCAGTTTGTAATAAAGATACTAATGCCTGTGGTAAATACTCTACTATTTTAACACGTTCTTCTAATGTTAAATCCTTAAAATCTACAGCTTCATTATCTACTTTAATGTTATCTATGTAAGACGCTAAAACAACAAAAGTACTATAATTGTTATTGGAGAAAACATACTCGTCTTTTATTTTATATGAACTAAAACTTACCTCAAATGCATTATAGCTTATAGTTTTGGATTTATTTATAGTGTTAACTAATTGTTGTAAAGTATCCACTTCTAATGCGTGATTAAACGTTTCTCCTGATGACAATGTGCCTTTTAGCTTTAAATCAGGACTTACACAATAGTTTCGTACTGTTATTAGTAAGGATAATTTATCCTCAAAAGCTATATTTTTACCTACTATATCCGGACACAAATCTTCTAATATAGAATTATACTGCTGGATTGTTTCTTTCTTACTAACATTATACAGGCTCTTAACAAGCTCTCTGTATTGTTTGTAGGAGAGCTCTTTTATCTGTACCTCAGTTTGTTTACTAGGTAAATATGCATTTAGCTTAAATGGCATTGCATATTACTTTACTGTATAATTAGAGTATGTCCAGGTAGTTCTTATAGAGCGTACACCAGTATCTGTATTATTGCCATATCTAAATGTATGCGGCTCTACACTTACCGGTACTGCATTATGTAATATAATCTCTTTACGTACTTTAGGAAAATTATCCGCTTCAGTTCTATCCAAAAAGAATGCCGATATATCAGTTTTAAAGTTTTGTTTTTGAGCAGCCGTAGTACTACTTCTTGCAAATAAACCGAAATGAGAAGAAGCTATTAACCAAGGCCTCACCACATAATCTACAAAAGATTTATTTGTTTCTAAAAAATAAATTTCTATATCTCTTAACGAACTACGACCTTGTAGTACAGGGCTAGAGAGAAACCCGCCCGCTAGAGTAGATAATTCCGTATAACCCGCTCTTCCAGATTTTACAGCTTCACCAGGAACGGTTATACCGTTAGCTAAAAATAACTCGTCTCCATTAACTTTACTCCAGTATTGCTTAGTATTCTGTACATCAATTGTGTTATCTATAACTTGGCTATTGATATTATTTAAATTATCAATTATACTAGTTAAATTTTGTACACTTACTATAAAATTAGCCTCAACTGGTATATGAAAGTTAGGATCAGAAAAAATATCGGTAAATTTTTCAATACCGCGTGTAGAGCCCTGTAAAGTGTCCTGTGTTACGATTGCCATTTTTATTGATTAGATGGAGCGGGTAAGTCTGTACCGTTTTGTACAGTTGTAGGAGTACCCAATACACTACTTGCACTTTCGCGCGACCACCATTGATAACCGAACTTAACTTTTACTTCCTGTATTTTACCACTACCCGAAACATCAAATGATACTGCGGGCAAGTCAATAACAAACAATCCATATATTCTGTAAATGTCAACAATATTTAGCTTGTCATCTAACACGTTAATTTGTATTACATTTTCGTCTCCTGGTACCTGCTTGTGGTTAATAACGTTTGCACTATTAACTGCAGTCTCGTACATTCTTTTCTGTAAAAAGTGTCTAATTTCTAAAGCCTGGTCCATATAGAATGTAACATCCCAGCTCTTACTATTACCATAATCTCTTGGACCTGGTGCGTGTACATCTACACCAAAATACTTAACCGATGCAAATTGTTTGGTAGCGTTTGGTAAACTAAAATTTTTAATATACAACAAGTAATCTTTCGGAAATGTTTGATCTCCAAAAGTTAGGTTTTCAACTCTAGCCTGATAATCTCTCAAAAAACCGTATTTCTGAGCTGCAGAGTAAAAACTCTTTAATGTTTGTTCTGTTTGCGCCATACTATTACTTAGGACTTAATTTTAAAATATTGGAATGCTAGTACTACCGGTAGCTTAGCAATCTCTGTACCTGTGTTGGATATATCATATTCTACTCCTTCTAAGAGTATAGGAAACACTCCAAAAAATTGATATGTTTTAGCAATCGCTACTTTTTCACTAGCTACTAAGTCATTTACTACCTCTACTCCTTCATTGAATAGCTGTAAATCTAAACGACAATTTATAAAAGCATTATCTCCTGCAATAGCTTTGCTTTGATTGTTAAACGGATTGTACATTGCATCACTCCAGGACTCGAACAGACTTCTTATATACTGTTTGTTATCTGAAAAGAACGTTACTCTCCATTGTTTTTGAGAAGGAAATGTAGCATTTGTTGGCACTACAAACTCGAAAGCTCTATAAGGTACATTAGTGGTATTAGTTCCACGAGCAGGTAAAGAGGCCGTTTGCAAGTACAGCAGATCTTTCTCCTCAAACGTGACAGGCGCATTAACTATATTAGATACCTTGAAATTATACTTCTTACTAAAGCCCTGTTTTTGAGCAATATTATAAAAATCCTTTACACTGTTCAGTGTTGACATATTAATACTTAAGCTTTAAACAATAAAAAACCCGACTTTGCAGCCGGGTTATTTACTAATACTTTATATGGCTTAACCTTGTGACCAATACTGATAAGCTAATGTAGCTGTAAACTTTAATGGAGCACCTGTACCAGTAATATCATATTTAATATCACCGAGCTTTTGAATGTAAGATCCGAATAAGTTATATACGTTAAGTACATTCAATTTATCATCAATTTGATGAAGTTGAATAACTGAACCAGGACCAGGAACTGCGAGATTACCTGTACTTGTTTGGTCATTGAATATTTCGCCTCTTTGCCAAGCTTCAAGCTTTTGACGAATCAAGCTAGCTTTATCAGCGCGGAATTCAACGTTCCAAGCATTACTACCTGTATACTTTACTGTACCAGGAATATTAAAATCAAGACCCATATAAGTAGCGGTTTGATTTTGAATATCTCTAGTAGGTAGAGTAGCTGTAGTAATATAAACGAAATCATCTTCGTTGAGAATATTATTACCGAGAGAGACTACGCGCAACATATAGTCACGAGCAAAGTCTCTTTGCTGTGCTACTCTATAGAAGTCTTGTATTGTTTGTGACATATTAAATACTTATGTAAAGGTTATTGTAGTAATTCGTTAAAGTCTTGAGATGTCTTAGTGCAATAGAAGTTCACTAAGATAAACTCAGCAGTACGAACTGGTTTAATGTAGATATCTACAACAAGCTCATTTTGATCGATAGTATCTGGAGTGTTGTTGGTATCATTGCAAATGATTTTGTAATCGTAAAGACCTTGAGTATTTTTAGCTAATTCAAATACAGGAGTAATAGTATTAACTAATCTACTACGTGTAAATGTTGTATTAGGTTCAAATACGAAAAGTTTTGAAGTATTAAGTACTGACTTTTCTAAGAAGAGGAATAAACGACGAACGTTAATACGATCAAAAGCGCTTGGAGCTTTTAACATTGTCTTTTGTCCGTAGATTGATAGACCTTCATTAGGGAAGTTCACTACAGGGTTAATAGAAATCTTATAAAGTAGATCGCGTTGTTTTTGATTTGGATTCAACGCAATATCTACAAGACCTGTAATAGTACCACGATTTAAACCAGCAGGTGCACCCCAAGGATAAGCTACTGCATCATTCTTTGTAAATGTTGCTGCAGCATAGCCTGAGAACGGTACCCAAACTAATTTATTAGTGAATACGTCTTGTACTGCACCCCAGTTACCGTAAGCAATTGTATAGCTTGTGTTATAAGGATTGTAACAGTTACGTAAAGGCCAGTAAATGTTGTTCGAGAAGTTTGTTGTCTTATCGTCTAGGGTCTTAAAGTTTGCACCCTGTATAAAAATACTACGTAATGGATCAGAGATATACACGCAATCTTTGCGTTGATCGCCAGCAAATTGACTGAAGATGTCAGTAACTGCTTTCCAGCCTGTAGCTGTACCGTTACCGCTGAAGCTAAACGTACCGTCGTTAGTAAACAGGTTAGTTAAATCAGAATTAATAGTTGCTGTATAAGCGGTATCATCAAAAAACCCGTCTCCACCGGCAAATGCATTGATAGTAGAAAGACCTGCATCAACAACTACATCTACGTTATATACATCAGTATTTACTAATTGATTTAATACGTAGTTTAATTTGTTAGGTAAGTCACCGATTCGCTTAGTACTAGAGTTACTTAAATTTAAAGACTCAGCATAATTACCTAATGGGAATAATGCATCAGCTGCTTGATAGCCTGCAGCAAGTATAGATGGTGAAGTGGTTACGTCACTTGTCTTTATTACTCTTACTGATTTTACCGCATTACCGTTATTATCAATCCAGGCTGTTTGATTAGCAATATAAGGATTAATATATACGGAAATGTTTGCTGAATTGTTATTAATTACTGTTTCAGCAAAATCGTTCTTAGGAGCACCGCCGTTAACGTCCTGAATTAAACGGTTAGAATAGAACGATACTGAATGACCTTCTTGTAAACCATAAGTTAATTGTAATGGGTTAGCAGCAAAAGGTGTTGTTTTAACTTTTATTAATGAAAGAATAGCAATATCGCTATAGCTTGTTGAACCTACTGTTGAGCTAATTGTTAGGTCATATGTAGGAATATTTTCAATCGTACGAGATACGCTGTCAATGTTACTACCTGCTGTAGCAGAAAGTTGGAAGCCAACTACTGGAGAATTTGTTATATCTAATGTACCATTAGCATTAATTGTGTGTAAAGCCTGTACTTCTTTATAAGGAGTACTTGGATTAATTGCGTTGATTTCAGCAATATTAAAATAGAAGCCTTCGAACTTTTCGTTGATAGTTGTTTGTGCTTCATTTACAACAATCATACCAACACCGTTTAATCCGTAACCTGTACCAGAGAGGCTATCGAATCCGGCAATTGTAGGATAATTACCACCTGCACTTGCACTCCAGAATAAGTTATTTTGCTTTAAATTAATGTAATCAGTTTCTGAAAGTGTTATTAATGTTGGTTGACCGAAATAATATGATGTTGCATTACTTAATAATGCTGTATATCCGGCTTGTACTGCAGCAGAAAGCGGGGTTGAATTTGTTACAGGTACTACTGGGTAAACTAAAGCACTGTATTTATCTGAAAAACCATCTCCTAACGCAGGACCGTATGGTAAGCGAGCAACCTGTACTTGAGCGTTTGTACCGCCTGTAAACTGTTGTTGTACAGAATAATAAAAATAACGTTCAGCGGCATTTGTTGGTGTACCGTATATATTAGCGAAATCAGAAACAGATGTAAGTGTTACAATTTCGGACGTTGGTCCTTGAGCTGCAAAACCTGCGATAAACACGCTTGTTCCGTTTGGGGAAGTCGCTGTTTGGCTTAGATCTACTTCTCTAATTTGTACACCAGGAGATTGTATAGTACGTAAAGTTGCCATAGTAGTGATATACTATTATTTAGGCTATTTCGAAACGAAACTCTGTAAGTTTAAAGTAATTCTGCATTTAACTGACTAAATGAGAACGTAAACGAGGACTCAAGTTGTTCAGCATCTCTATAACTATAAGTTATTCCAGTTAAATTGGTAATAAATGCTTTTGAATACGTCCAACGGATTTTCTTATTGTTGTATTCATCCAAACCAAACACATTAATGGTGGTTTGGTAAGGTTGTAAATTACCGGTACTTGCATAAAATGGCCTGCCTTGAAAATCAGTAGCTGCCGGGTTTAAGTTATCAGAATCCTGTATACTGGTTTGCGCTCCGTTTATATAATCCAGCCACTTCCACAATACCCACCAGTTATTGAATCCATTGTCAACTGTAAAGTTAACTGTTATATCTGCATATTTTTCTCTCTTACCTGTAGATAGACTTAAAGTTTGGCCTGCATATGATAGAGCTGCAGCGTTAATATTAGTTGGAGGCACTACAGTACCGTAAACTGAATATTGTAAAGAATCTAGAAACACACTCTTACTTTCTCTACCTTCCTGGCTTACTGCGTTAATTTTTTTAAGAACATCAGGCAAATCCAACACTAATAGAAATTTATCTTTTCTACTTTTATTGAGTATAGCTTGTTGGTAATTTGGAGTTTCGCTCATTATTTTTTATTTTTAATTAAATAGTATTTTTTTACAACAGGATCGTAACCGATCTTGATACCACTAGTGCTTAAACCGCGTGGTTCTCCGTTACTGACCTTATCTATATTCATATTGTAATGACCGGTAATAGTATGAGCTAGTTGAGGTGTAATATAAGTTTTACCTTGAGGTTTCTTTTTTAGATTCTCAATTTCGTGAAAAGGCGTCTCCATTCCGCTATGTACTTTAGCGACTACATTGACTGATTTTGTATTAGCTTTTGCAAGCTTACTTAAACCAGCCGTCACCCCTTGGTGTCTAGGACCGCGACTACCCTTACCGCTTTTTTGTATACCAGGCATACTAAAATAGTTTTTAAATGTACTCTCCTGGTTTAAGGACAGTTCTTTATCTTTTTTAGCAATTACACCTAATATTAATCTTTCTAAATCTTTAGATCTTCTTAGCTCTTTAAAAGCTAAGTTTTCCGCAGAGAACTCTCCGTCTTTTTCTAGTCCGGCCTGTCTCATTTTTAATAACTTCGATTTCACCATTTCTGCACACTCTAAGTCACAATCATCGCTTAATGCGTGATCGATCATTTGTTTCATAGCTTCTACTTTTTTAAGTATAGCTTTTTTATCAACGTGTTCAGCTTTAACCGGTTTAACTAGCCATTCATTGTTTTTAATAGAATATACACCTGAAGAATGATGAGGCTCTAAAATGTCTTGTATGTAGACCTCAACATCGTAGCCTTTGATTTTTATTTCGTGAGAGCTGTTCCAGACTGTTTTTTTAGCTTTAAAATAATCTTTGAGTATATCTTTATTAATATTGTACTCTCTACAATCTGTTATAATATGTAAGTCAAAATCGCTGTAATTAGTGTAATTGTAATTAGCCAAAGAACCAGTCAAGGTTATATCTTCTACGTCAACTGGTATTTCTACAGTTTCGAGAAATGCTTCTGCAGTTTGTAGCAGCTTTTCTTTTATTTCAGGTTTAAGTACACCCTGTTCCCATATCAACGGATTGAGTTCGTCGTGATACTGAAATGTGAGACTGCTATCGGTTTGTAACATACTATGTAGATATTTACATAATAATCAACTTAAACTGCCCAGGATATCATTTTCTGACTGTCTGTTTTTATGCCTAAATACGCACACTTCCAGTCACCTTGTGCAAATAAATCTAGATTTATCCATTCGTCTTTTCGTTTTAAGATTTCAATAGCAAAATCATTCCAATCCGTGTTTAAAAACTTACCTTCTACTTCATTTCTACGTTCTTCTATAGCATCAAGGCTAAACTCATCGTGCTCGTAATGTATTACTTCAATAGCGTTACCTTCTTTATCAGTGTAGTCTATTGAAAAGTCTATACCCCATTTTGGTTTTAAATTAATAAGCTTATACATTTGAGTGTTCCATACAGCCCACTCTTTAAGTTGTTCTAAAGCTTTATCAGCAAAGCCTCTACGTTCAAGAAATAGACTATGGTTAAGACAAGCCCCGGTAAATACGCCTTCTTTTTTAATATACGCTTCATCCTGTACCATCCATTTTCTCTTTATACAATGCTGATCTTTATAATGTAAGTCTAGCTGGGTACCATTAACTTCCGCATAGTTTTGCTCTAGTCTCGTTATTACGTACCCTTCTTGATCAAATAATTCTAAGAACTCTGGCCCAGGATAAACTGGATTAGGGCCGTGTGTAAACCTAATATCAATATAATTTAATAAAGGCGTACGCCAATAACCTTCAGTGTTAAACTTGTTTCCGGTAAGTGATAAGCCATTCATCACTGTGATTTATATTGGATTTATAAAATATCCATATAAGTATTAGTATGCCACGGGCAAAAAAAGATCAGACAACGTTCTACTTAGGTAATAAGAACTTACCTGTTCCAGAAACACAATTTAACTGGACACCAGAAATGGTGGAAGATCTAGAAAGAGCTCGCAAATCTATATTACACTTCTCTCGTTTCTTTTATATTGTTAATCTAGACGAAGGCAAACAACCAATTAAACTTTACCCTTACCAAAAACGTATATTAAAAGCCCTAGTAGAAAATAGATTTAACGTTGTGTTAGCAAGCCGTCAAATTGGTAAAACTACCATTTTAACTATATTTGCTTTGTGGATGGTTTGCTTCCAAGACGATTTTCGAGTACTATTAATTGCTAATAAAGAAGGCACTGCTATTAATATATTTAAACGTATTCGTTTAGCATATGAAATGTTACCCAATTATATGAAGCCTGGTGTAATAGAATATGCTAAAACAGGCTTAGTACTAGCTAATGGTAGTTCAATTGGTATTAGTACTACGACATCTGATGCTGCCAGAGGTGAGTCTATTAATTGTCTACTCATAGACGAAGCCGCCTTTATTCCACCAGAGTTTATGGACGACTTTTGGGAATCGGTATTTCCTGTTATTTCGTCTTCTAAAAAATCAAAAATTTTTATGCTATCTACCCCTAACGGTGTAGGCAATTTATTTTTTAACACATACACAGATGCAGTTGCAAATAAAAACGGCTGGCATAGTGAAAGAGTAGACTGGTGGGAGGTACCTGGTAGAGATGAACAATGGAAAGAAATGACTGCAAGAGCGCTAGGTTCTGTGGAAGCTTTTAATCAAGAATATGGTAATGAGTTTAGAGCGGCTGGTGAAAACATATTCGATAAAGACCAGTTAGATGAACTCGCTGCTAATGCACCGGAACCTGTGTTTGTAGATGATGAAAATACATTTAAAATATACAAAGATCATATCGACGGACACTTCTATAGTATAGGTGTTGACGTTGGAGAAGGTATTGGTAGAGCTAACTCTGTTATACAGGTAGTAGATGTAACAGATTTAACTAACATAGAACAGGTCGCTACATATGCTAATAATAAACTAGACCCGTTTAATTTTGCTGGGAAATTATTAGAAATAGCCGGTCAATGGGGTAACCCACCGTTGCTAATTGAACGCAATAATTGCGGTGCATCTGTTATAGATGCTTTAGTTAATACTCATCAATATCCTAATATAGTAAAGTATACTCCAAGTATGGGTTCGTTCACTGAAAAAGCTGAAAAGGATAATCGCTTAGGTGTTTACGCTCATACTAATAGTAAGTTTAATTCAATGTCCAATTTTCGTTATTGGATGAACGTATTGCGCTGCGTTAAACTATACGATAAGGAAACTATAAACGAATTTAAAACATACATACGTCAAGATAACGGGGTGTGGAAGAAACAATCAGATAAGTATTTGGACGATAGAGTAGAAGCTCTTATATGGGCAATGTTTATATTAGAACCTAAAGTAGTAGAACAATTCTATGAAGTAACTCAGCAAGATGCTAATGGTAGACCGTTAAAAATGTTACCTAACAACTGGGACCCTTTTGTAGTGAGTTTTCCAAAGCCATCTGAAATGTATAGAAAGTTTGGTACAGAAAAAGAAGAAAACATAGTACCGTACAATCCTGTCTTTATTGGTAATAAACCAAATGATCAGGTTAACTCTGACCTAGATGAATTACACGAACAGGGATGGCGTTATCCTGGTACAACCGTACCAAGTATCTTAGGTAACAGGTTTCTAAGATAAAAAAACCCGCTTTGCAGCGGGTTTTAGGAGAATTTAACTCCGAATTAAGTTATGCCTAAAAACTTATTGTGTGAACATATTTTCTTCACCCTTAGTTGGCTTTAAGCTACCGACTGTGTGAAGTTTATGTCCGTCTTTAAGATGAGCTGATTCTTTTTCTTTCTTAGGAGCTGGCTCGTTCTTAAAGTTAGCGCCCTGCTCTGAAGCAGCGCCTTTAACTTTAGTTACACCTGAACCACCGACTTTATGAATCTTGTGACCATCTTTGAGCTCTTCTGATTTAGCACCTTCAAGTGGGTGACCTAGATCTTCAGCATCAACAGCTTCTTCCATTGCTGATTCTTCTTCTTCCTCTTCTTCTTCGGAAGAGTCTTCCATATGAGCTGTTTCTTCTTCTCCACCAGCGCTGATGTCTTTACCACCGTGGGTATCTTCATAACCAGCGTGCTTCTTAAGAGCTTCTAGTGCTTTTTCAAGCATTTCGATAATCTCTTCGTGGGTCAAAGGCTTCTCTTCTGTACCAGTTGGTTCAGCATCGATCTCTGCACTAGTATCATCTGCTGCAGGGGCGATAGGAGCCATTTCTTCTTCTTCTTTAACGAAAGGACCTTTTTGCATTGCGTCCTCATACAATTGTTGGAATTTTGATTTAGGCATAATAAATTGTTGTTTCTTATATTTAGGAGTTTTCGAAGCAGAATCTACAGTCTCTTCTACTTTTTCTTCTTTATCAGGAAGAGCTTCCCTCTTTTCTTTAGTTTCCTTTTTAGTTTCTTTAGCTACACCCTTTGTAGCTTCACCAGCTTTTGTAAGATCAGCTTCTTTAGCAAGTTTCTTATCAAAGTTATCCGCAGCTTCTGGACCCGTGCCTTTAGCTACTTCTTCAATACCGTCTTCTTTACCGAAAGCAGAACCTGTTTTAGGGGCTTTTCCAGCTGGTACATATTGTGTAGCATCTGTTAAAAGGATATCAGGCATATTATTGCCCATATCAATTGCAGGCTGGTTGACAGCAGATTCTTGAATCGTGCCATACAAATCACCCAACTCGGATAAACTCTTTATCTTACTCATTGTAATATTATTTAGTATAATGCTGATTAATTCTATAGATATTGTAAATATTTTTATGTCAATAGCTCAGTATTGTGTAGATACCGGTCCATATATTGCACCAGGAACAGCATATCCAGTTGGTACAAACGTACCCGGGGGTTATGAGTGCGCGATCGGACCAATACGTTATTTAGATGTTACAAATAATGCTAGTCAAATCCAACTATTTAATAATTGGTGGGCTGAACAAATAAACCAATACGGAATGAACGTAAATTATTACGTTAATCAATACACTCTTTCCGGTCACGACTTTTTCTATGGTGAACAGCCTTTAGCTGGGTATTTACCACCCATACCAATTGTAATGGCAGTAACTCTTAATAATGACAGTATTATATTAAGTAAATTCGGTATACAAGGTACAGCAGATCTTACAGCTATTGTTGCTATTAAAACATTTACAAGTACTATGTCAAGTTCTGCATTAAGTTCAGTTGCAAGTAGATATACATTTGAACCTAAAGCAGGTGATCTTATAGAGTTATATGAATATGGTACTACCCGTCCAAACGGTAGATCTGGACAGATATATGAAATAACAGAACGTGTAGATCAATCTGGTTCAGGGCAAAACAATCAATTACTCGGTCATTATATATGGATGGTAAGAGGTAAGCGCTTTGATTATACCTACGAACCACAATCTCCTAGAGAAAATCTCAGCCAACAAGTATTCGACAATAAAGTTGCCGGCCCAGTACCTCTTGCTGCTACAATTAATGGTAATAATAATGCTAGAGTTATTGAAAATAGAAACGAAAAGAATTATTTTCAGAACGTTGACAAATACACTAGAAATAATGTTTACGATTATACAGCTAATCATAACGCACCATTATCTGGATATTTAAGTTATAGCGGTTACAGCGGGGTAACCGGTAACCCAGACACAGGAGTATATGGTGCTTACGATAGCAATATAACTTTAGTAAATCTATATGCTGGTGGTGGTATGCATACACCTACCGCTAGTGCACTAGCTGCAGAAACTAATGGAGTAAATCTAGGTTATTTCGGACTTCGCAGCCCTAACAACTAAGTAATAGAATATGGCTGATACTAGTTACCCGTCAATAGTCTATCCACACGAGCTGTCAGCAGCAGGCGTGATACTTCCTCAGGATCTGCTGTTTCTTGAACAACAAAACCCAGACGGTACATTTTCTACGTATTCAGTTGCAGTTTCTGCTGTATCCGCTCAAGGACCTCAAGGTGCGCAAGGTGATGTAGGCCCTCAAGGACAATCTGGTTATAGTGGTGCAACCGGTATGTCTGGTTACTCTGGTTTACCTGGTATTGCAGCTGCTTCAGGTTATTCTGGTTATTCTGGTATTGATGGTCAATCTGGTTTTAGCGGCATTAGTGGTTATTCCGGCGATACAGGTATTTCTGGTTATTCTGGTTTTAGCGGTACATCTGGCGCGTCAGGTATAAGCGGTTTTAGTGGGGATTCTGGTTTATCTGGTTATAGTGGGGAGTCTGGTTATTCTGGTCAATCGGTTATCGGTTTAGTTCTTTACCCTACTAATATACCTTCTGAATTTCCTGGTTATGTAGTACTTTCTGAACCTACTGGAGAAATAGGAGACGAAACAGAAGACGATTCAGGGTTTTTTAATCAGCCATTAAACCCAGTACCAATTACCAAAACAATTACCCTTTCTGGTTTTCCTGGTAGGTCATTAATTGACTCAGGTAGTTGGTACTTTGATTCGTATTATAGCTGTTATGGTCCAGGCGCTTCAGCAAATACATATTTAACATATGTAGTAAGCAAATTGTCTGCTGATAATGTTACAGCTACTCAATTATTTTCGGTAACTAGCGATCCATTAACTAGAACCTATGGTGCACAAATACTGTTTAGTAGAACACAGTATTATATTAGTGAACCTATACCATTAGATGTTAACGATAGAATTAAGATTGACATTTATGCTCAGACAACTGATATGTCTGATCCGAATGCTGGTGGTGGTGTAAACGTTGCATATTATTATCTCGGTACCGAGCACTATAGTAGAATAGTAACTAACCTACCTTTTGGTAAAGACGGTGCTTCTGGTACTTCAGGTTATTCTGGTTTCAGTGGTATAGGTACTTCTGGTTATTCTGGTTTCTCTGGTATTTCAGGTTATAGCGGTCCAATTGGTTATTCTGGTATTAGCGGTTTCACAGGTTTTAGTGGTTACTCTGGTTATATAGGTTATAGCGGTATTTCAGGTTATTCCGGTTTTAGTGGTTCTGGTGTATCTGGCTATTCCGGTGCTTCTGGTTTTAGCGGTATAAGTGGTTATTCCGGTTATAGTAGCTATTCTGGTTTCTCAGGTATTAGCGGCTTTAGTGGAGATTCTGGTATTTCCGGTTATAGTGGTTTTACAGGTACTTCAGGTTATTCAGGCTTTAGTGGTTATTCCGGCTTCACTGGTATTAGCGGTTACTCTGGTGCGAGCGGTTACACCGGTATTAGTGGTTACACCGGCTATAGTGGTATATCTGGCTTTAGTGGTATTTCTGGTTACTCTGGCTTTAGTGGTATATCTGGTTTTAGTGGCATTAGCGGTTTTACTGGTATAAGCGGTTATTCAGGCTTTACGGGTACATCTGGTTATACTGGTATATCAGGTTATTCTGGTACATCTGGTTACTCAGGCTTTACAGGCATTAGCGGTTATACAGGTATATCTGGTTTCAGCGGTATAAGTGGTTATACTGGTATTTCAGGTTATAGCGGCTTTAGTGGTATTTCAGGCTACACCGGTATATCTGGTTTTAGTGGTATAAGTGGTTTTACAGGTATTTCTGGTTATAGTGGTTATGTAGGTACATCAGGTTACTCTGGTAAAAACGGTACTTCAGTTACTATTATTGGTACGGTACCAACTGTTGGCGGTAACCCACAAGCTACTTTAAATGCAGCATTTCCTGGTGCAGTAGCTGGTAATGGTGTTATAGACGAAACTACTGGTAATTTATGGGTATATAGCGGCACAACTTGGACTGATGTTGGTCAAATAAAAGGTGACTCTGGTACCTCTGGTTGGTCTGGTGCACAAGGTACTTCAGGCTATTCCGGTGCTAGCGGCATAAGCGGCTATACCGGTATTTCAGGTTTCTCTGGTATTAGTGGTTATACAGGTATAAGCGGTTATTCAGGCTTTACTGGTACATCGGGCTATTCTGGCTTTAGCGGTGTATCAGGCTTTACAGGTATTTCTGGTTATAGCGGTTTTTCTGGTATCTCGGGTTACAGTGGTGCAAGTGGTATATCAGGCTTTAGCGGTATTTCGGGCTATTCAGGTTTTACTGGTACATCGGGCTACTCTGGCTTTAGTGGTATATCAGGTTATTCTGGTTTAAGCGGTTATTCAGGCTTTAGTGGTGAATCTGGCTGGTCTGGTATTTCAGGCTACAGCGGTTATACTGGTATAAGCGGTTATACAGGCGCTAGCGGTTATTCAGGTATTTCTGGTTACTCTGGTTATAGTGGTATATCTGGTTTTTCAGGTATAAGCGGTTATACTGGTGTATCTGGTTATTCTGGTATATCGGGCTGGTCTGGCAATAGTGGCATTTCCGGCTATAGTGGTTATTCTGGTATAAGCGGTTATTCCGGTGAGTCAGGTTATTCCGGCTTTAGCGGCATTTCAGGCTTTAGTGGAGATTCTGGTATTTCTGGTTATAGCGGTTTTACAGGTACATCTGGTTATAGTGGTTTTAGTGGTTCCGGTGTATCTGGTTATTCAGGTTTCGGTCCACGAGGTGCACAAGGTTCCCAAGGCGATGTAGGACCTCAAGGCGCGCAAGGTGACACAGGACCTCAAGGTTTTCAAGGTTATCAAGGTGCACAAGGCGATTTCGGACCACAAGGCGCTCAGGGAGATTTTGGTCCACAAGGCTTCCAAGGTGACATTGGTCCACAAGGTGCGCAAGGAGATCAAGGCTTCCAGGGCGCTCAAGGCGCACAGGGAGATGTCGGCGCGCAAGGTGCACAAGGCGACGTAGGTATATCTGGTTATTCAGGTGTTAATGGTTCCTCAGTTACTATTATTGGTACAGTACCTAATGCATATGTTAACCCGCCTAACGACCCACAAGTAACATTAAGTGCAGCTTTCCCTTTAGCAGTTGACGGTAACGGGGTTATCGATGAAACATCTGGTGATTTATGGGTATATGCAGGCGGTGTTTGGACTAATGTTGGCCAAGTAAAAGGCGACTCCGGTACCTCTGGTTTTAGTGGTACCTCAGGCACTTCTGGTTTTAGCGGTATAACAGGTTATTCTGGCTATAGCGGTTTTTCAGGTGCTTCCGGTATTTCTGGTTATAGCGGTTTAGATGGCTACAGCGGTATAAGCGGTTGGTCAGGCTATTCTGGCTTTAGCGGTGCTGTAGGTTATTCCGGTGAATCTGGTTGGTCAGGCTATTCTGGCTTTAGCGGTTATAGTGGTTCACCTGTTAATATTTCCAGTCAACTAATAACATATAGCAATACTTTTAGTGCTGGCCAGGTAGTAAGACTTGATAATGGTTCAAGCGGCTGGTTCTTAGCTCAGGCTAATAATGTTGTTAATGCCGAAGCAACCGGTATTGTACAATCTGCTACACCTTACAACTTTTACGTAGTATATAATGGTTTAATTACATTTGATAATACCGTTACATTAAATCCAGGCGAATGTTATTTCTTAAGTGAAGTTGTTGCAGGTGCCTTAGCGACATATTCTCCAAGTGCGTTTGGAACAGTATCCAAACCAGTAATGCGTGCCATTACTTCAAACGTTGGTGTGGTTGTTAATGAACGAGGTATATTAAACACGAGCGATTCTGCTCTAAACTCAACAGTGCCAGCAGTTCAAATAACAAACAATTATTATGCTGCCTCTGCACAAGATTACTTTATTGGTGTAAGGTATAGTGGTACTTCAACAGTTGTATTGCCAGTCGGTACTCCAGGCAAGACGTTTACAATTAAAGATATGCTTGGATACGCTAATAATACAACGTTTGCGATAACAATATCCGCTACCCCGCCGGATTTAATTGACGGTGCTACTTTTGATCAAATTACATCTCCGTTTGAAACGGTTTCAGTAATATACATTAATGGTGTGTGGAATTTAGTTTAATAACACACTCAAAAATGCGTAAAGAAATATAAATATTAACAATAAAGAAATACTACTATGGCAAATTCCTTCGTCTACCAAGCAATAAGAGGTCAATCAGGTTTTTCTGGTTATAGCGGCGTCGGGTTTTCCGGTGCGTCCGGTATATCAGGTTATTCTGGCGCAACCGGTATATCCGGCTATTCAGGCTTTACCGGTGCCTCTGGTATAAGTGGTTATACAGGTATTAGCGGTTACACTGGTATTTCAGGTTTTACAGGTATTAGTGGTTATAGTGGCTTCAGTGGTATTTCTGGCTACTCCGGCTTTACAGGTATTTCTGGTTACACTGGTATTTCAGGTTTTACAGGTATCAGTGGTTTTAGCGGCTTTACAGGTATTTCTGGTTACTCTGGTACATCTGGTATTTCAGGTTATTCTGGTTTTAGCGGTATAAGTGGTTATTCCGGCTTTACAGGTTATAGCGGTTTCACAGGTATTTCTGGTTACACAGGTATTTCAGGTTTCACTGGTATTAGTGGTTGGTCAGGTATTTCAGGTTATACCGGTATAAGCGGTTTTAGTGGCTTTACAGGTATATCTGGTTATTCCGGCTTTAGTGGTATTTCTGGTTATTCCGGCTTTAGCGGTATTTCAGGTTTCACCGGTATTTCAGGTTTTACTGGTATATCTGGTTTTACAGGTATTTCTGGTTATAGCGGCTTTAGTGGTATTTCAGGCTTTAGCGGCTTTACTGGTATAAGCGGTTATTCAGGCTTTACAGGTATTTCAGGTTATACTGGTATCAGTGGTTTTACCGGTATTTCAGGTTACTCCGGCTTCACTGGTATTTCAGGTTTTACAGGTATTAGTGGTTATTCAGGCTTTACCGGTATAAGCGGTTTCACAGGTATTTCTGGTTACTCTGGCTTTACAGGTATTAGCGGTTATACAGGTATAAGTGGTTATACTGGTATATCAGGTTATTCCGGCTTTACAGGTATTTCGGGTTATACAGGTTTCTCAGGCTTTACTGGTATTAGCGGTTATTCCGGCTTTACTGGTATATCTGGTTTTACAGGTATTAGTGGTTTCTCTGGTATTTCAGGTTATACAGGTTACTCTGGTGTATCTGGTCCTACTGGTGCATCCATTTACGGTAGAACGTACTACCTACAAGAAGTAACAAGTGATCAAAACCCAACAGTATTTGAAGTAATGTCGTTAGTACCAGGCGGTGGTGGTACGACAGTTAATGACGACCAACTAGCTCTTAATTCTACTACAGCAGGTCCAGGCAGTCCAAGTGCTTTCGGTTGGTACTTAACACCAATCGGTGAACCAGGCCTAGTTGAAATTCCAGCCGGTTTGTGGGAATTCGATTTCTATCGCAACGTTTCTGCTAGCGCTGCAAACTTTGTTATTAGCGTATACAGCTACTCAATGGCTACGAGCGCTACTAGCGCATTCATTTTAAGTGCTGATTCAGGCCCTGTCACAGATACAGTTTCAACTCTTCAAAAATTAGGTTACGTTACAAGCACGATTACAAAGCTTTCTGCAACAGATCGTATCTTATTACAAGTTGCAGCTTACACAACAAGTACAACAACACTTACTGCTGCTTTCCAATATAACGGTAGTTCAGTATATTCCGCTTTACGTACTCCAATCGGTCAAGGTGTTAGTGGTACATCTGGTTATTCTGGTTACGGTGCCTCTGGTTATTCCGGTATTTCTGGTTTCACTGGTATAAGCGGTTATTCCGGCTTTAGTGGTATTAGCGGTTTCACCGGTATTAGCGGTTATAGCGGTTATACAGGTATTTCAGGTTATACAGGTATCTCTGGTTTCACTGGTATTTCAGGTTACTCAGGCTTTACAGGTATAAGTGGTTATACTGGTATTAGCGGTTATTCAGGCTTTACAGGTATTAGTGGTTACACCGGTATTAGTGGTTTCACTGGTATATCGGGTTATAGCGGCTTTAGCGGTATTTCAGGCTATAGTGGCTTTACAGGTATAAGTGGTTTCACTGGTATATCGGGTTATAGCGGCTTTAGCGGTATTTCTGGTTTCACTGGTATATCTGGTTATAGTGGCTTCAGTGGTATTTCTGGTTTCACAGGTATTAGTGGTTGGTCAGGCTATTCTGGCTATACTGGTATATCCGGTTTCACTGGTATTAGTGGTTACTCAGGCTACACTGGTATATCTGGTTTTACAGGTATTAGCGGTTACACTGGTTTCTCAGGCTTTACCGGTATATCTGGTTATAGCGGCTTCTCTGGTATTAGTGGTTATACTGGTATATCTGGTTTCACTGGTATTTCGGGTTATACAGGTATTTCTGGTTTCACTGGTATAAGCGGTTTCAGCGGTATTTCAGGCTGGAGCGGTATTAGTGGTTACACCGGCTTCTCTGGTATTAGTGGTTATACTGGTATATCTGGTTTCACTGGTATTAGTGGTTACTCAGGCTTTACTGGTATATCAGGTTATACAGGTATCTCTGGTTTCACTGGTATTTCAGGTTATAGCGGCTTTACAGGTATTTCTGGTTACTCAGGCTTTACTGGTATTAGCGGTTTCAGTGGTATTTCAGGTTATACAGGTTTCTCTGGTACATCTGGTGCTACAACAAATATTTCAAGCCAGGTCATTACATACACAAACAGCTTTAGCGCTGGTCAAGTAGTACGTCTTGATAACGGTTCAAGTGGTTGGTTCTTAGCAATAGCTGATAACGTAACTGACGCAGAAGCAACAGGCGTTGTTCAATCAGCTTCAGCTGCTGCGTTCCAAATCATATATATGGGCTTAATTACAGGCCTACAAAGCTTAACACCAGGTGAATGTTACTTCCTATCACCTACGGTAGCTGGTGCAGTTACTTCAACACCTCCAAGTGCTTTCGGTACGGTATCGAAACCAATTATGAGAGCTATTACATCTACAACAGCTGTAGTAGTCAATGAAAGAGGTTATTTAAACTCTGACAACTCTCAAATTGTATATCCAAACGTACAAGGTGCAAGAGTAGTAAGCACTACACCTTATGTAGTACAATCAACAGATGAATACATTGGTGTTAACGTTGCCGGTGCTGCTACAATTTACTTGCCAGCTCTACCTTCAACAGGCTTATTCGTAACAATTAAAGACGAATCTGGTGCAGCTAAGACAAATAACATTACACTATCCGGTGCAGGTGTTACAATCGACGGTCAAGCCACTTACGTATTAAATTATAACTACGAAGCAGTAACATTAGTATACAGCGCAAGTAATAACTGGTTTATTATATAATGTATATAAATATTATTGCTAATGAAATATGAGCAATACATTTGTATACAACGCGCTTAGAGGTGCTTCTGGATTTTCAGGTTCTACAGGGCCTGCAGGAGCACAGGGTGCACAAGGCGCAAATGGTTCTACCGGTGCAAGTGGTGCTAATGCTACCACTGTATCGGTAACATACTCGAATTCCTTTAGTGCTGGACAAGCTATATACAAAACTACCGGTGGTTATGCTCTAGCATTAGCAAATGCTGCTTCTGCTTCAGATATACTTGGTGTTGTTACAGCATCTACTGGTACAACGTTTACATACGTAGCAAACGGTTATGCAACTGGGTTTACTGGTTTAGTAGACGCGGCTAATTATTATCTTTCAGACACAGTAGCAGGGGCATTAACGGTAATACCTCCTTCAGCAATTGGTTCTATTATTAAACCAGTTTTAATTGCTATTGGTAGCACTGCAGCTCAAATTGTTGAATATCCTGGTTCTCAAATACTACCAGCTGGTTCAAATTCTGGTTATTCTGGTTATTCTGGGTTAAAAGGATCTACAGGTGCTCAAGGCGCTACAGCTGCATCTGGTTATTCCGGATTGAATGGCTCTACAGGCGCGCAAGGTGCAGCTGGTGCGCAAGGTACAAACGGTACAGTAGGTTCTAACGGTGCGCAGGGTGCTACTGGTGCACAAGGTGCAGCTGGTTCTAACGGAGCTCAAGGCGCTACTGGTGCGCAGGGTGCTAAAGGTTCGACAGGCGCACAAGGCGCCGCTGGTACTAACGGTTCTAATGGTGCACAAGGAGCTGCTGGTTCTAATGGAGCTCAAGGCGCTACTGGTGCTCAAGGCGCTACTGGTTCACAAGGTGCAACCGGTTCTAATGGTGCTCAAGGTTCAACAGGACCTGCAGGCTCGCAAGGTGCAGCTGGTGGATTTACAACAAGCTCTAACGCTCAAGTAAATTCATTAGGTGTTAATACCTCGGCATCCGGTACAGCTGGTGAAATCAGAGCTACCAATAACATTACAGCTTACTACTCTGATGACCGGTTAAAGACTAAGTTAGGTAAAATCGAAAACGCTTTAGACAAGATCTGTTCACTAGAAGGCTTCTATTATGAAGCAAATGAAACTGCACAAGCTCTTGGTTATAAACCAGTTAAAGAAGTTGGTATTTCTGCACAAGCTACACAAAAAGTATTACCAGAAATAGTAGCTCCTGCTCCTATTGACGAAAAGTATTTAACAGTGCGTTACGAAAGATTAGCTCCATTATTAATCGAAGCTATTAAAGAACTGAGAGCTGAAATTAAAGCTTTAAAGTAATATGTCTTTACCAGCATCAGGACAAATTGATATGGGTCAGGTTAATACTGAACTGTCTCTTACCTCTACTGCTCAGATCGGTTTTAATGATGCCAATGTGCGTAAACTATTCGGTATACAATCTGGAGCTATTGATATGAATTCCGGTCATAATAAGGCTCGTAATTACTCTATATACACTAGCTCTACTGGCGGTGGTTGGCTTACGTATAATAATTCTCCAGTATCTTACACGACCGGGGCGACGTTCACAGCAGAATGTTTTATCTATATGACCAGTTATCAAACTTGGGGTGACTACTGGCCAGTAGTAGGAGACTTAAACCCAACCGGACCGGGTACAGCTTGGACATTAGCTATTGGCCCGAACGGTTCAATGTTTATGTTTTCATACGCAGGTGGTGATAATTATTGGGAATCTAACGAAACAGTATCTTTAAACACCTGGACACACGTCGCTTTTGTAGCTCAATCTGGCACTATTACAATGTATATTAATGGTAATGCTTGTACTCAAAAAAGATCTACAGGCGGTGGTAATACAATAACACAGTCTAGTCAGCACTTAACATATTGCAGTTTTCAAAATTATATTTCGTCGAATGCTTTGAACGGTTACGCATCAAACTTGAGATGTAACACTAATGCTCTTTATACAAGCAATTTTACACCACCTTCAAGCGAACTAACAAATATAAGTGGTACAACACTTTTAGCTTGTAGATATCCAAGCGCTACTACCGACGGAAGTGGTAATATAACTATAACTACCAATGGCAATATTTCTGTATCTACCACTGTACCGTTCATAGCATAGTAACAATATGACATACTACTCTCAAATAGATTTAAACAATGTAGTTACTGGATTAATATCCATACCGGATGAATATGCTACGTCAGATTTATCCGGTCAAGCTTATATAAACAATACTCTTAATTTAAGCGGTAACTGGATAAAGACAGATTATTATACAACTAATAGCGTGCATTACGGTATTGATGGTAAACCTGATGGAGGCGTACCATTTCGTGGTACTTGGGGTGGAGTTGGTTGTACATACGACCCTGTTAATAATGTATTTTATCCACCTAATACATAGTAGTTTTTAAGTAAACATTGTAAATATTAATAATGGCAACACCGTTTACATATAGTATGCAAGGAGCTTCAGGATTTTCTGGGGCTCTAGGTGCACAAGGAGCTCAGGGAGCTCAAGGTACAAACGGCACTCTAGGTGCACAGGGCGCTACTGGCGCACAAGGAACTTCAGGGTATTCAGGTATAAACGGTGCACAAGGTGCAACCGGTGCTCAAGGCACTAACGGTATTGTTGGATCTAATGGTGCGCAAGGAGCTTCAGGATATTCAGGCATAAACGGTGCTCAAGGTGCAACCGGTGCTCAGGGTGCAGCTGGATCTAATGGTGCTCAGGGTGCAGCTGGATCTAATGGTGCTCAGGGTGCAGCTGGCGCTCAAGGAGCAGCTGGTTCAAACGGAGCACAGGGTGTTACTGGTGCTCAAGGCGCGCAAGGTTCAGCTGGCCAAAACGGTCAAACCGGCGCTCAAGGCGCTGCTGGAACAAACGGTTCAAATGGCGCACAAGGTGCTACAGGTTCCACTGGCGCACAAGGTGCTACAGGATCAGGCGCTCAAGGCGCAACCGGTACTTCTGGTTTTTCAGGCCAGCTTGGCGCTAACACTACTGTGTATGTACAAAGTGGTTCAGTAAGTGGTGTACCTACAGCCGCGGGTAATGGTAATCTTTGGTGGAACACAGATACTGGTGCCTTAAACATTTGGATATCGTCTTCTAGTTCTTGGGTAGTTGCAGTGCCATATGTTGATCCTTCTACTATATTTAAAACTTCTGGTGGTAACATAACTGGTAACGTTGGTATATCTGGAGCGTTAAACGTAACAGGTGCTATTACAGCTACTAGTAGTATTACTGCTAATTATTCTGATAAACGACTTAAAGATATTAAAGGCAATATTTTAAATGCGTTGTCAAAAGTTTTATTACTTAATGGTGTGAACTACACTGCTAATGAAACTGCTCAACGTTACGGTTATTCATCTGAAACTCCTGAAGTAGGTTTAATAGCTCAGGAAGTACAGGTAGTTTTACCTGAAGTTATTAAGTTAGCACCGTTCGATACTGTAACCAATGAAGATGGTTCAACATATTCTAAGAGCGGTGAAAACTATATAACTATACAATATGAAAGAATGATTCCTTTACTTGTTGAGGCCATAAAAGAACAGCAAGCTCAGATAGAGGAACTTAAAGCACTCATTAAAGCAAAGGCCTAAAGTATGGCAAACCAGCTAAGTTTTCCAACTTCACCTTCAAGTGCACAAAGGTACATTTCTCCTATAGGGTGGGTGTACACTTATGACGGTTATACCTGGAATACAACAGGTAGGTTAGGTATGGCTGGGTTTACAGCTGAAAACTCATTTTTATATCGTACCGTGTATACTCGTGGTTATGTACATTGCGGTTATCAAGGTGGTAGTCCTTGGCGTAATACTAATAGAACTATACATTTAACCGATACAACCACTAACTTAGGTGATATGATGGATAATGGTGCATCATACATTGACGGTGGGTTTAGTGATTATAACACGTATGTGTTTAATGACTCTGGTGCAGTTAATGGTACTTCTTCTTACACGTCATCAATGAGTATGACGACTGAATCTTTAAGAACTCATAATAGTAATAGAGATTTAAAACAGTCTCGTGCAAACTGTAAAGCGTTAATGAACGCAGGACTCACTTCAATATATATTACTGGTGGTAACTCTTCTAATACAGATAAATTTTGCACTATTACAGATACAATGTTGTCATTAAGTCTTATTAGCGGTGGTAACTCAGGTCAAACAGCAGGTGGTCTTAGCGGTTTTTGGGGTCAGTACTATGGCTGGGTTAGTAGTAATAACTCTGGCACTAGTTGTTTTGCTTGGAGTACTGAAACTTATATAACAGTCATCAACTACAGTTTAGATACAGACGGTCAACCGAAAGGTTTATCTAGTAAATGGGGATTTGGATACAACTCAACCGGTTCATATGCTGGTTCGTCAACATTATATAAGTTTAACGATACTAACGGTACTTCAGTATCAAGTTTTAGTCGTCCTGAATCTTGCGGAGAAGAAAATATGCAAGTAGGGCAAGATTGGGGATATGCCCTTGGTTCCTATAACGGTAGTAACCAAACAAATAACACTCAAAAGATATACTACACCACAGATACCTGTTCAGGTATGGGTTCCACTACTCAACCTAAAGGCCACGGTGGAATGTCATCCGGTAGTTGCGGTTCTGGTAGTGTAACTTTATTAGGTGGTTCATTAGGTGGTTAAATAAATATTTTTATGCCTTTAAGTTTTCCATCAACACATCCAGCAGGTACAATATACGAAGGGTTTGCCAATGGCTATCTTTATGTTTTTGATGGCTACGAATGGGTAATGACTCCAAACACGTTTACCAATGCTATATCAGCCTGGTTTACCAGCTTTTTATACCGTACACTTTACACTCGTGGGTATATGCACTGTGGATATCAAAATAGTTCACTTTGGAGAAACACTAACAGGACTGTACATAGTACTGACGTTACCACCAATCTCGGTGATATGATGGATAACGTTGCAAACTATATGGATTGTGGGTTTAGTGATTATCATTCTTATGTGTTTAACGATAGCGGTTCATTTCAAGGTAGTTCAACTACTGTTTCTAGAATGAATATGACTACAGAGTCGTTAATAGGATATACAGGTAATGCAAATATGACTGTAAGCAGGACAGATTGTAAAACGCTTATGAGCCCTACATTAACCTACATATATATTACCGGTGGTGGTAACTCTAGCACTGATAAACTTAATACCGTATCAGATACAACTCTTAACTCCGGTAATGTTGGCGGATCAAGTTGTTCTGGTGGTACTGCAGGCGGTCTTAGCGGGTTCTTCGGTCAGTTTTACGGTACAGTTGGAGCAAACAGTTCATCAGCTTCTTTAAACTTTTCAAATGAAACCTGGACTACTGGTACCTGGTCTTTTGCTTCTAGTACTGACGGACAACCGAAAGGTCTATCAAGTAAAGTAGGTTACGGGTATAACTCTTCAGGTACGTATAATGGTAGTTCAACATATTACAAATTTAACGATACAACAAGATCTCAAATCTCCTCATTCAGCCGTCCAGAATCTTGCGGGGAAGAAAACTGTGAAATAGGACAAGACTGGGGCTATACGTTAGGTTCTTATAACGGTGGTGCACAAACTAATAACTCTACTAAAACATATTATACAACAGATTCTTGTGTATCAATGGGTTCCACTACTCAACCTAAAGGACACGGAGGTGCTTCTTCTGGCGGTTGCGGTACAGGTAGTTGTTCTTTATTAGGTGGACTTCCAGGCACATCAATGTAACTATTTAACGAATATGAATTATTATCTTACTAAATTTTTCCGATACATACCTAATATTGATGGTATGACCGTTATAACAGGTATTGATAATTTTAATATTGTCAGCCTTGCAACCGATACTGCTATTGCAACATTAAGTGCTTACGAAGCACATCCTTTTGAAGGCATACCAAAGACAATACCTATGGTAGAGTTGACTGAAGTTGAAGCACTGTCTGCTCATAAGTTTTATGCTGAAACTCGTGGTTACCGTAAAGCATATTCCGATCTAGAAGGATTAGAACCGGATGCTGATGAGTTAGCAAAAGGTAGCAGAAAAACAAAAATTTACTTGACTGATGATATGACAGCAGCTACTATATCACTAATGAAGAAAGCTCATAAGTTACACATTGATCAAGAAATGGAAGATAGACGTTTAGGTTTACCTAATCTTGATAGCACTGAAAGACCTGCTTATGACGCAGATAAACACGCCGAATTGTTAACACAGGCAGATAGTTTATCTTCTATTGATGATCACGTTGAAGCACGAGAAACGGTACTTGGTCACGAAATGACAAAGGATCTTGCTAGTAGAAAAGGACTTTGGGATGATACTAGAAACGCTAGAAAAGAAAAAGTAAAATTTGGATACCAATTCTAATATGGAAAACGAAGATATTATTAAATTTGTCGATGAAAACGAAAACTCTATCGGTATGTCCGATTTTCAGGCTCGTTATTTTGTTGTAAATTCTCAGGTAACAGATTACCGCAGAGTGCGTCAAGCTTTATTAGAGATTGACAATCGTAACGGTATGTTAAAACAGGTTCAACGTCAGCGTAAAAAGCGTATTATCGAAAAACAAATGTTACAAAGAGATATCGATAATGAGTTTGATGATCTTAAAAAACAAATATTACAGGTAGACTTAGAGCAAGCAGTTTGGGACATTCATATGTATGACAAGAAAGAGAAAATGTGTCAAAATGAAATTGATATGTTTTCTGATATGGTAAGATCAATGTGTCCAGATATGCAGAGTTTAGAGAAATATAAAGACAACAATGAAGAGCTAGAACGCGAGTACTGGATTACAAGAATGGCTAAACAGGCTGCAATGGACTTAAATACTATCGGTCGTATCGGTCAAGGTAACTTAGATTCGATTTTAATGATGCCTTTAACAGATGTTAAAGAAACACTTCAGTTAGCTATTAAATACAACGGCGTGTTAGGTAAAGGTATCGATGCTATTGGTCAAGCAACAATGAAGCAGTTAATAGGTTCAAAAGGAACCGATTTAGCTTATATTGATGATGTTGCTAAAGATCAGTTAAAGATCGAAGCCAAGACCAAGAGTGAAGATATTTAGTATACCTCTTAACCCTAAGCTTACAGAACAACAGTTCTACACGTTTTTAGAGTTCTGTAAAGAGTATAAAGATTATATATACGACATATATTTTACTTGTCGTATTGATCCTTTCTTGCAAGATGCAATGGGTGATGTGTTTGTACAAAAAGATGCACATCAGTTTGCTATTGAAACAGCTTTATATGTACAAAAAGAAACAGGTATAACTGTATCTGCTACATTTAATAATATATCAGTACGAGCTAGTCAAAAGAACTTAGAGACTTGGATAAAAAACTTTAAACCTTTATATGATGCTGGTATAAGGTCTTGTACCCTACCCCATACACACTGGATGTTAACTAAACAGGTTAAACATAACTTTCCAGAACTATTTGTTAAGAACACTATTTTAAGAGCGGTTAAAGAACCAAGAGAAGTAGCTGCTTTAGCTCAGGCCGGGTTCAACTATGTTAACCTTGATCGTGTTCTTATGAGAGATCACGATAGACTTAGAGAGATAAAAAGAGTTAAAGACAAATACGGTATCAAGCTATCTTTATTAGCTAATGAAGGTTGTGTAGGCGGGTGCCCTGTAATGGATGAGCATTACCACTTTAATAATACTAGAACAACAGGCAATCAGTACTTTACAGATCCTATTAGTAGAGTTAGTTGCCCTAAATGGCAGACTCAAGATTCAGCTGTACAGTTAACTAATGCTAACTTTCCACCTTGGAGAGAAGATTGGTTAGAGTTTTTAGAGCTAGGTATTGATACGATTAAAATGCACGGTAGAGAGAATAGTAACCGTCTTAATGAGACAATGGACATTATTCGTAGGTTTGCCAATAAAGAAGAAATACTGTTCAGTGGTTTCGAGCCTTATATAGAAGACACGAACTTAATAGAAAAACCTATAAACACTTGGCGTCAAAAGATTAAGACGTGTAAGTTTAACTGTTGGGATTGTGATTACTGTACAAAAGTATGGAGAGCCAAGGGTAATAAAAACAATAAGAAAGTTGAAAAGGTAACTCAGTTACTAATAGACACTGTTAACCAACCGATAGGTGATACTGTAGAGGGTATTACTTCAGACAAAATGAAACAGCTATTGAACGGTATTGGTAAAATATCGACAGGTTACCTCGAAGTAGGTGTGTTAAATGGTGGTACATTTTGCGCTACCATTAAAGATAATAATCTCAAGGCATATGCAGTCGATCATTGGCAAGAACAAACCAAATCTGCTAATGGTAAGGTAGATCTTGAATCTTCGAAAGAAAAGTTTATTGAGAATGCTAAAAAGTATAAAGGTAATAATACTTTAAAGGTATTTAACAGTCACTTCTTACAAGTCGAAAAATCTGATATTGGTAATATAGACTTTTTCTTTTATGATGCAGATCATAGTGAAGAAGCTAACTATCAAGCTATAATGTACTTTGCAGATAAGCTAGTAGATGAAGCTGTTCTTATATTTGATGATGCAAATTTTGATGGGGTAGTTAATGGTGCTAAACGCGGTATTGCTGATGCTAGTTTAGAAGTAATATACGATAAGATATTATTAAATGATTTAGAAGATCCTGATATGTGGTGGAATGGTTTTTACCTGGCTATTGTAAAGAAATAATATAAAATATAGCTATGAGTGTCTTTTTAGACCGTTTTTATCTCGGAGACGAAATCTATCTCTTTGTACTCTTTACTATTATGGTAGTAGCGGGTATTGCCAAAGAGCATAACCTATTCGGGTGTACGTATGGATGGTTAAAATTTAAACTTAAAAGTAACAAGTTAGTTATTGCTGTTATTAGTCTTATTAGTGGTATATTGCCCCTAGAAGGTAGAAGTACAGTTAGTGCAGGTATATTAGATACAGCAACAGCTTCAAAGGAGAAAGATGTAAAAGCACGTCAAAAACTTGGACCTATCGACTTCCTTACCACCCATCACTATTATATGTGGTCTCCTATTGAGAAACCAGTAATACTACCAATGGCTGCGTTTGGTATTACATATGCAGTATGGTTAAAAATGTTATGGCCGTTGATAGCTGTTAGTGCTGCATTTATTTTTTACTATTTATTCTTTGTTATTAAAGAAGACGAAATAGAGATTACACCTCAAGAAAATCTTGGCGCTGGTAATTTTATCAAAAACGTAATACCGTTTATTGCTGCTGTTCTTACGTATATGCTACTTGGAGGAGAAGGCCCAGAGTTAGTGTTTCCTATCTTCGGTGCTCTACTAGCTTATTATCTATATATTACTAAGACATATAGTTGGAAAAAGATTAGTAGTTATGTTAACTGGACTACTATTGCATTAATCGGTGTTATATTTTTTACTTCTGGTTATATGCAAGAGCACAGAGTCTGGATTGAATACGCTATAAGAAGCTGGGGATTAAATCCGCACACGTTTAGTGGTATGTACATTATTAGTATGTTACTATTTGCTGCTAGCTTTAGTATGGGTAGTGACGGTAAGTTTGCTGCACTAACAGTATTAGCTACAACAGTATTCGGTAGACAGTATCTACTATGGTTTTTTGCATTAGATTATTGTGGTTATCTTTTAACTCCAATGCACGAATGTGTTATGATTGGTAAACGTTACTTTGGTACCCCTCTATCCACATATTATAAAGCATTAGGTACCTGGGCATTTTTACTTTTATTAACTGCAGCTATTTTTACTTTTATTAAATGAAAAACTTATAAAGTTGGATTTGCATATGAGTTAACAGAAAAAGCTGAATTTGGTTTACGTTATATTAGAAAGTTTGGAGCGCAACAACATTCTCACGGTTTTGAAGGTGGATTTGCTTCTGTTTTTTAGTTTTGACATATCCGTTTATTTTTAACTCAAAACCCATATAAACTGTAGTATTTTTTACTAAATAATTAACAACCAATACTACTATGGCATATTTTAATCCAGCAAACGCATATTCAGGATATTCAGGCTACGGCGCTCAGGGAGCTCAAGGCGCTACAGGTTTAACTGGCGCACAAGGCGCTACCGGAACACAAGGAGCTCAAGGTATTTCTGGTTACTCTGGTGTTAAAGGATCTACTGGTTCAAATGGTGCTCAAGGCGCGCAGGGTGCAGCTGGCGCTCAAGGCGCAACTGGTACTTCAGGTTTTTCAGGTACAAACGGTACTAACGGCGCTCAGGGTGCTACAGGTGCAACTGGTGCACAAGGTGCTCAAGGTTTTCAAGGTAATCAAGGTGCAACAGGTACAGCAGGCGCTCAAGGTGCTACTGGTTCTACAGGCGCGCAAGGTGCTTCTGGTTATTCAGGCTTCTCTGGTGCATTTGCTGGTACAGGCACTTCCGGAGCTTTAGCAGTATTTATAGGTGCAAGTTCATTAAGTGCTGCTAATATTTTCCAGAACCCAACAACCGGTTATATCGGTATTAATACTGGCGGTACTTCTAACGCTCCTTTACAGGTTGCTGGTAACGTTAATATTACTAACGGTGGTAACATTTCTGCAATAAGCCATCAGGTAGGACCGAACGGTACTGCTAATACACAGGCTCTTTCAGCTGCAGTTAATACATTAGTAGTTTGGGGCGGTACAGGTGGTGCTACAGCAAATAATGCTGTTGTTACATTCTTCCAGGCTAACGTCCCTGGTACAACATTAGCATTTTTAACATCTGCCGGTGAATTCGACGCAACATCGTTTAACTCGACTTCAACACGTGCAGTTAAGACCAACATTCAGCCATTAAACAATTCAATTAATGCTTCATTGGTAATTTCACAATTATCAGGTGTAACCTACGATAGCATTACATATCCAAGTTTAACTAATGAAATTGGTTTCTTAGCTGAAGACGTTTACCCAGTATTACCTTCAGTTGTACAAATTGCAGACGGTAATCCAAGAAGTATCGATTACAGCCGTGTTGTAGTGGTACTTGTTGAAGCTGTAAAGACATTACAGGCTCAGGTTGCTGCTCTTAATGCAAAATTAGGACTGTAAAGTAAGTTAAAGTGTGGCTACACTTAAAACAAGCGCATTTAATCTTACCGAAACTATTATCAATGCTGTAAGAGTGTATAGACAGCAAGGCGCTGTTTTAGCTGAAGATAACAAGCAATTAAGCCGTATAGGTATATGTGCTGGTTGTCCAGAGCTTACAGATCACGGCATATGCAATAAATGCGGTTGTATGATGAACCTAAAAGTAAGACTAGAAGCATCAAAATGCCCTGCAGGAAAATGGTAAAATCATACTCTGCCTGTAAGTATTACTAATGCCTGTTATCAACATACAGTCTTTAGCTAAACCCACCACTCTTACTACTGAAACAGATACAGGAAATCCGTACAGTTTTCAGGAATGGAAAGCTAATAATACTAATATAGATAATAAAGCTCAAATTGAGCAGTATAACAAGTACTTAAAAGAATGGTATAAAAATAGGGCCAATACTCCAGGCGCTATGTTTTTGTATGTTAAGAGTTTATATGTAGACTTCTTAAAACAGCTTGGATTATCAACTCGTAACCCTGAAGAACAACAATTTTTTAGTGCTATCAATTATAGCGATGACTTAGACTTACAGGCAGCTGTTACATACTATGCCCGTAAACTAAAAGACGTATCACGTTACCTAGCTGAACGTAGGAGCAACATAGTTTATTCCAAGTTAAAATATAACTTATTAGGTACTAATGGTTATTTAGAGAGTTTATTTTACTCTTATATCCTCAGTGTTTTTACCCAAAGAACTGATTCCGGCAATACCGGTTTAATTGTTACAAACGGTAATCTATTACAGTATCTTCCTAAACTAAGTGATATAACGGATACTTTTAGTGTAGAAATTGAAGAACTGTACGATACAGCTAATTACTTTGATCGGGACCCTAGCGTAGATATTAACCAATACACAACGTTTTCGGAAGGCTTTAGTGCAAGTGATTATGAAACATCATTATATGCAGTGCCTTCTGAGTATTTGTTAGGTTTAATATTAAGTGCTTTGCAATCTGCAAACACCTTAAATCCTTGCTACGGAGTTTCTGGTTTCGTAGGCACAACTATAAGTAATAACACAGCAATGAGCAATGTATATGTATATACCGGAGATGGAGCTAGTTCCACATTTACCTTAACTGGTATTACCAAAACTGATGCCTCTTTGTATAGAGTTTCAATAGATGGTTTGTTACAAACACCTGGAGCTGCTTATATAATTAGCGTACAAAACAGTCAAATACAATTTTCAGGTATACCGCCTGCTGGTGCAGAAATAGTCATTGTAGCTCCAACTTCATAATATGGCACTAACTACTGTCAATCAAATTCAAATGATACCTGCAGCAGCTGCTTCAGGTTATTCCGGTTTTAGTGGTTTTTCTGGTTTTCCAGGTATTACAGGTTCACAAGGTGCTCCTGGTGGTACGTCAGGTTATTCTGGTTATTCAGGCTATTCTGGCTATAGTGGCGCTACTGGACCACAAGGACCTCAAGGTTTAGGTTATTCAGGTTACTCTGGGGTTAATGGTACTAACGGAACCAATGGTATTAACGGTGCACAAGGTGCTCAGGGTGGTACTGGAGCACAAGGCGCAACAGGTGCTCAAGGCGCTCAAGGTTTTTCTGGTTTTAGTGGTTCAAATGGCGCGCAAGGCGCTCAAGGTACTTCAGGCTGGTCCGGTATTTCTGGTTGGTCTGGTATTTCCGGTAAAAACGGTACATCAGTAACTATTATCGGTTCTGTTGCTACAGCTTCAGTTTCTGGTTTCTCAGGTATTGATCCAACACCTACTTTAGGAGACGGTATTGTTGCAGAGGATACAGGTGATTTATGGGTTTATTCAAATTCATCTGCACCTGGTAGTTTATATGGGTTTACTAATGTAGGTAAAATTAAAGGAGATACCGGTAGTTCAGGTTTTAGTGGTATATCCGGTTATAGTGGTATTAGTACTTCAGGTTATTCTGGCTTGTCTGGTGCATCGGGCTTTAGTGGTGTATCAGGTTTTAGTGGTATAGGTTTATCCGGTCAATCTGGTATCTCTGGTTATAGCGGCTATAGTAGCTTTAGTGGTTTTAGTGGTATTTCTGGTTATAGTGGTTATAGTGGTTCTCCAGGACCCCAAGGACCTGCAGGTAGTCCATCTGGACCCCAAGGTGCACAGGGAGCTATTGGTACTCAAGGTACTTCTGGTATTTCTGGTTATTCTGGTTTTAGTGGATCAGTAGGTGCACAAGGTAGTATTGGTAGCATAGGCGCTCAGGGGGCCACGGGTGCTCAAGGAGCACAAGGTTCTACAGGTTCTGCAGGCGTACAAGGTGCACAAGGTTCTAATGGTTTTCAAGGCAATCAGGGAGCTCAAGGCTCTACCGGTATAAGCGGTTATACCGGCTTCAGCGGCGTATCTGGTTTTTCAGGCTTTCAAGGCGCCCAAGGCGCACAAGGTATTTTAGGCGGTCAAGGACCGCAAGGTGCAGCTGGCAGCCCACAAGGCGCGCAAGGTTACTCTGGTTATTCTGGAGCTACAGGTTCTCAAGGAGCTCAAGGCTCTACCGGCCCGCAAGGCACGGGCCCGCAAGGAGCTCAAGGTGCTCAAGGCGCTACTGGTGCACAAGGCAATACCGGTGCACAGGGTGGTTTAGGTGCTCAGGGTGTAATAGGTTATCAAGGTGCATCTGGCGCACAAGGGGCTACAGGTTCTCAAGGCTATTCTGGTTACTCAGGTACTGTTGGTACTCAAGGTGCTCAAGGAGCACAAGGTTCTATAGGTAACCAAGGGTTTACTGGTAATCAAGGCACTTCTGGTTATTCTGGTTTTTCTGGTATAAGCGGTTTTACAGGCCCTCAAGGCGCACAAGGTACTGCCGGTACTCAAGGCGCTACTGGTTCTCAAGGAGCAACAGGCGCAACTGGTTCTACCGGTGCACAAGGCGCTCAAGGTTATTCCGGTTACTCTGGAGTGGTCGGTAGTCAAGGTTCGACAGGCGCGCAAGGAGCTACCGGAGCGCAAGGTTCAACAGGTTCACAGGGTTCGCAGGGTGCTGCAGGCTCACAAGGTTATTCCGGTTATTCTGGTGTAAATGGTGCACAAGGAGCTACAGGCGCGCAAGGAGCTACTGGAGCTCAAGGTTCAACAGGTAACACAGGAGCGCAAGGCCCATCCGGTTATTCCGGTATAAACGGTGCACAAGGTGCAACCGGCGCTCAAGGTTCAACAGGTAACACAGGAGCGCAAGGTTATTCCGGTTACTCTGGTGCAACTGGTTCTACGGGAGTGCAAGGCGCACAAGGTGCAACAGGTGCGCAAGGTACAAAAGGTTCAACCGGTAGTATTGGACCGCAAGGTGCTCAAGGTGCAACAGGCGGTACTGGTGGTACCGGTCCACAAGGCGCTCAAGGAGCTACTGGATCTGGCGCTCAGGGAGCACAAGGTGCAAAAGGTTCAACCGGTGCACAAGG